GGAAATGTTGCCTTGGGTGGACGAAGTAGTGCTATTCACAGAAGATACTCCACAAAGAATCATAGAAGAAATTAAACCAGACATTATTGTCAAAGGTGGAGATTACACAGTGTCCACCACAGTAGGCAATGAGTTGGCACGAGTGATTATATTTCCCACCGTGGAAGGATTTTCCACCACAAAAATTATAGATAGATTACAATCATGAGAATATTAATCACAGGACACAAAGGATTTATCGGTCAAAATCTATTCAAACATCTTGTGAACAAAGGACACACAGTGGAAGGATATGATTATATTCCTGATGTGATGCCAGATGTAACCAAACACGATCAAGTGATACACTTGGGTGCTATCAGCAGCACCACAGAAACAGATGTGGAAAAAATAATGATTCAAAATTTTGATTTCAGTTGTAAATTATTGTACCTGTGTGATATGATGGGTATTAATTTTCAATACGCCAGCTCAGCCAGTGTGTATGGTCTAACAAAAAATTTCAAAGAAGATGCTGCCATGTCTCCATTGAGTGCTTATGCTTGGAGTAAATTTTTGTTTGATAGAATGATTAAATCTGTTCCTTACAGTGAATACAACATATCAGTGCAAGGATTTAGATATTTTAATGTGTATGGAGCACATGAAGAACACAAAGGCAACCAAGCATCGCCCATTTCAAAATTTATTCAACAAGCTCAACAAGCAGGAGTAATTAAACTTTTTGAAAATAGTGAAAAATATCTGAGAGATTTTGTGTGCGTGGATGATGTTTGTGATGTGCATGAACAAATGTTGACCAAAGATGTGAGTGGTATTTTTAATGTGGGCACAGGAACACCCACAAGTTTTGCTGAAGTAGCAGAAATAATTGCCAAAAAATACAATGCTCGTATAGAATTAGTGCCCATGCCAACACAATTAAAAGCACAGTATCAAACTTATACCTGTGCTGACACAACTCTTTTAAATACTCATGTGAACATCCAATACAAAACCATAGAGGAATATATTCGCAATGACCGTGAATAGACAAGAAGGCAAAATAGACAAAGGTTGGGGTTATGAATTAATATGGGCCACCAATGACAATTACTGTGGAAAAATTTTAGTGTTTACCAAAGCAGGCAACAAGTGTTCACTGCATTTTCACAAACACAAAGAGGAAACTTGGTTTGTGAATTCTGGAAAATTTTTAGTGCGTTGGATAGACACCAAGGATGCTAAAATATATCAGAAGGAATTAAGCGAAGGTCAAACTTGGCACAATCCTCCTCTACAACCTCATCAATTGGAAGCTGTGTTGGACAACAGTTCAATCACAGAAGTTTCCACTGCAGACAGCGTGGAAGACAATTATAGAATAGTGCCTGGTGACAGTCAAAAAACTGTTACGCCTGAGCTTCACCCCATCGCAAAATAACAGATCCATTCACTGCTGAGCCTGATATCTTGTAGATATTGATGGCCAACACGTCTGGACCATTGGGGAACGTGCCTCTGCCACCTATGGCAGTGGTGGTTAACTCTTTTAATTCTTTCAAACTCAAAGCAGCCAATGCTCCTGGTTGCAACAAGAATGAAAACACCTGTTCACCTGGCAGTGCAAACTGTGGATCGCCAAACTGGAAGGTCACTGTGCCTGCAGCTGACACCAAAGTGGCCAGTGTCTGTGTGAACGTGGCTCTGATCACAGTGGTGCTGCCCAATCTTCTATTGCTCACAGCACTCACAGAAGTGTTGGCTGGAAATTGTGTGAATGAAGTGGCCACTCTGGTACCATTGGAAGCGCCCGAGTTGTTCCAAGTGGCCTGTGTGAAGAATATGAAGTTACCTGTGTAAGTTGCTCCTGTGCCGGCAGCTGTGACTGTGGTAGCAGTGGCGGTGTTCACTGCCTGAGTGGCATTGGCTGCACTGCTCATCACTATGCGTGTGTAAGCTACTCCGCTGACCGTGGCATATGAACTGGTGATGGTGGCCACTGTCTGACTGCTGATCACAAAAGTGGAGACCAGCAATACATCACCCACTGTGATGTTGGAAGATGTTGCTTCTGCGTTAGTGATTAAAAAATCTGTTCTGCCATTCACATAGGCGCTGGCATAGTTGGTTGAGATACTGTTCTGCACACTGATGGTCACGTTGACACCAATAGTACTGTTGCCGTTGGCAGCAGAACTCATTTCAATTCTGGTGTATATACTCCCCAAATATGCACGAGTAATATTGGAAATACTCTGTCCTGCAGTGACAAAAGTACCCTCTGACAGTCTGTCACCCACTCTCAAAGGAGTACTGGTTAATGCATCATAAGCTGTGTTGGTGATATAAAAATCATTGGAGGTGGTTTGAAACGAACGAGTTCTAAATCCTGAGTTGGCAATGGCTGTCAAGTTCTGTGTGACAGTGGAGAATCCTCTAGCATTCACAGTGGTGGTCAGTGCTCCTTGTATGGTAGCAGTGGTGGTGGTCAGTGGCACACCTCCCCAGTTGATAGAACCCCCCAGTGCTATCTGCGCAAAACTTGGTTGACCTCCTGCAGCAGAGCTGGCCAGACCTGTCCAAGTGATGTTGGATGGATTGGCAGGATAATTTCTTGGATTCAATACTCCTTCTATAACCACAGTGCCTGAGCCTGTGTCAGTGGTCACTGCCACTTCATTCAATAACAATTGTGCTCTGTTTAATAAATCTCTTTCACCCAAATCTCCCACCAATGCATTGGAAACAGATGGAGCCAATCTGATCATAAAGGCAGTCTGTTTGGCAGTGCTCACACTCAATCCTGTGGCAGCATAGTTAAAAATGTATCCTCGGTCTTCATCAAATAAACCATCAGTGAGCAACGCTGACCCCCAGTGACTGATAGTGGGAGTGGCTGTGCAACTGACCAATGTGACTCCAGTGCCCACGGAATATGATGATGCTGTGCCACCTGTGTATACTCTGTTGATTCCAGAAGTGAATGAACCAAATGAAGCTGATCGGGTACATCCAGTCAAAGATCTGCCTGATTTTCCATTGTATGATATCAATTCATTGCCTACGTAAATTACACCATTGTCAGGAAATCTACGAGCATCAACTAATTCTATGGTGGTTTGAGAAGAATTCACTGCAGAGTATAATTCACTCAATGCTGAACGATTTTCCACTTCATATCTCACAGGCAAGTTGGCAGTACGCATGTAAGCTTCGGTGTTGGTATTGGAATTTCTTATCTTGTGTAAGAACACAAATTTTCCGTCAGCTCCTCGCAGCATCCATTCAATGAATCCTGCTGCATACCATGAATACTGCATGCCCAACATCTGCATGCGCCATGGTAGTAGATTATATCCGCTGGGTCCTGTGCCATCCAATTTGTCCAAATTCCATTGACTCTGTGGCACATATAATTCTTCAGTGATACACACTCGGGCTCCCACAATACTGTTGGCACCTCGCCAGTCTGGAGCCACTGTCATGGCTGTTTGAGAATTCAATTGAGTCACCAAATGACTCATGCCTCTGATTACAATCTTATCTCCTACTTTTAATTGATCTTGAAATCTTGTGCCTGTGCCAGTGATTTGATTGCTGTCTGTGTTCACAGCAATGGTACCTGTCAATTGATTGGTGCTGCTTCTGCGCACCACTGCCATCTCTTCGCCATCATACTGATAGAATATTCCGTTCTGTTCATCAAATGCACCTATACGCACAGTTGAACCATGCCAATATTTGATAAGCATTTTGCATTCAGTGCCCAACAGTGCTGTGGTGGTGCTCAATACCACTGCTGATCTGGCAGTGAAACTGCGTGCATCTATCACACTCTCCACAGTGAATTCTCCATTGTATTCAAAACTCACAAATCCTATGGTTTCTATCACACAGCCTGCCTGCACTCCGTGATCTGTGTCATCTGCTGTGAATGTGATCAAACTGTTCACTGCTGTGCCAGATGCTGTGGCTCCTGACAAATTGTAACTGGGAGCAAATAATCCTCCAGTGGTGTACATGATGCCTTTGCCTGATTGATATCTGATATATTTCTTGCTCTGTCTGATGGCCTGTGCACCATGGCTGGGGTTACCTGTGCCCAACTGTACTCCACCATCAAATGGTCTATGCACAAAGAAACTGTCTGGTCTGGCATACACCACTCCTGTGATAGAACTGCCGGAGATATTGATGATGCCTGTGGTTCTGGCCACAAATCTTATGGTAGCTGGGCTGGGCACTGAAGATACCACGTGTGGTCCTGTGCCCAACTGGTGATTGGCTGAAGTGAGATTGATTTCCAATGCAGTGGTTGATTGATCAGTGAGCACAAATCTTCCAAATCCTTGACCAGTGTAATAAGTGTAAGCCAAAGAATCCCAAGTGGATGAAGTGGCCAAAGTTCTTGCAGTGAATGATCCTGTTTCACCAGTGAATGAAGTGAGAGCTGATGTGGTGCCTGTGGCAGTGATTAAAAATACGTCATCGCCGTAAATTATTTCATTCCATGTGGTGCTGCTGGGCAGAGTGCTCAGTGTCCAAGTGGTTCCATTGGTGGAAAATGCTGCATTGGTACTGCCGGAGCTGATGGCCACAAACCTGTTGTTGCCGTAACTCACAGCACTCCATGTGGCTGAGGCTGGCAGTGCTCCTGTGGCAATCCAGTTGACTCCATAGTCTGGTGAATATGCAGCCACCGTGCCGCCTGAAGCCACTGCTACAAAATATGTGGAAGTTCCTATCAAACCTGAGGCTACGCCGGTCCATGTGCCGCTGCTGGGCAGTGTGCTGGCTGACCAATTGGCTCCACCATCAGTGCTGTAGGCAGCAGCAGTGCCACCTGTGGACACAGCCACAAATACACCGTCACCATAGGCCACTTTGCTCCAGTTGGCGCCGCTGGGTAGAGCAGCAGCAGTCCAACTCTGTCCACTGTTCACAGACCAAGCAGCAGAAGTGCTGCCAGAAGCTATAACCACAAAATAATCAACGCCACTCACTCTGCCAGCTGCCACGGAAATCCATGAAGCTGTTGAATCCAATGCTCCGCCTGCTGCCCAAGTTTGTCCGTTGGTGGATCTCTGTGTGGCTGTGGCACCGGATCTCACTGCCACAAAAGTTCCACCCAGAGCAGCCACAGACCATGTGCCGCTGCCTGTGATGGTTCTAGCTGTGGATGCTAATTCTGGTGCAGGTTGCGAAGTGACCTGACTCAATATGGTGGTGCCTGGAACCAATCCGTGTGGAGCTTGAAAATCCACTTGTACAGTGGCAATGGCTCCCACGTTTAGAGCTGTGCCAGCAGCGATGTTGCCAGTGATGGGTTCACTGATGCTCACTGTAGGATACACTGTGATGGAATCACCTGCATAACCCACTCCACTGATGGTGATTGTGTCTATGACTCCTCCTGTGACTCCTGTGATTTCAATGGTGGCATCGTTGGTTGGAGTAGCACCATTCAGTGTGGTGCCCGATACTGCAACTGTGTTGCCTTCTTCATACAATGTGCCTGCATTGTTCAGTGTGACTGAATATGCTCCATTGCTTCTGGTTATGTTAAATTCTGCTCCATTGCCCAAGTGTGACACGTTGGGAGCTGGTGTGCCTGAATAAGTGACATCTCCTGATGACCCCACTGGTGAGCCCACTGGTGTGAAAGTTAATACATCGCCTGTGCCAGTCACAGAAGCTATTTCCAACACAATGTCATTGGCTGGTGATGTGCCACCAAAAAGAGTGCCTGCAAATGTGACCTGTTCAGTCACAACATAACCAGTGCCTGCTGCTACTGAGCTGATAGAATATGTGCCTGTGCCACCTGTTCTGGTGACATTGATTTGAAATCCACTGCCTGTGCTGCCGGTGTAACCGGTGTGTCCTATGTTGAGGTAAGTGGCACCGCCCAAGATGGAAGTGCCTGTGAATGTGAATGAGTCTATGTCACCACCAGTGCCTGCGGCAGTGATTAAAATATTAACGTCATTGGCTGGTGTAGCGCCACCCAAACTGGTGCCTAATATTTTTAATCTGTCACCTTTTTGATAGTTGAATGGTGTGGGTGATGCTCCTGGAGTTTGAACCAAAGTGTATACTCCAGCACTGCGAGTCACATTAAATTGTGCACCTACTCCTACTGGAGCAGTGAGAGTGCCAGTCACAGCATTGTTGACACCATCTCTACCTTTGTATGCCACGCCCAATTGATTGCTCAATGATAATGCACTGCCCACTATGGTGTTGATGGTGGATGCTGTGCCGCCCACGTCCAAAGCCATGCTGGTTTGTATGCCAGTGAGATTGGTCAAACTAATTTGAGTGTCAGTGACCAGAGTGTTCAATAACACATTGGTGGTCACAGAAGCAGCGCCCACTGTGCCTGACACACTGGTGCCCACTGGAATTTCTGCAGGACCTGTTATGGGTGAACCCACAGTAGGTGCTGATCCGATGTAAACAAATGACGTGGCTCCTGTGGTGGCCAATAATGCAGTGACTATGCTGAGTGTGGTACCATTGGTGAACACTGAAAAACTGGGCTGACCTATGGAAGCACCTGTGAAAAATTGTGCTTGACGTATCTGTATGAATGAAGTCAACAAACTTTGTTCGTTGCTGGTGCCTACTCTAGCACTGGCATAGTAAGTGAAACTCACAGAACTAGGCACACTGTACACTAAAAAAGATCCTTCTGCTCTGGCAAATCCTGACACAGTGCTGTTTAATCCTTTCACAGAAATGGGTTGACCCACTGTGAATCCATGCACTCCTGAAGTGGTCACAGTGATCAATGAACTACCAAAAAATCCAGTGTTCACTGATGCATCAGTAACACAACTCAACACAGTCAGATCGCTGCCAGGTACTTCATATGTGGAAGGATACATTCTCAAAGTGCCCAGAGCCTGCCATTTGGTTGGTTGTAATCCATATTCAAAGTCAGCATCCAACATGGCCTGAGGCGCTGCCACACGCATACGTTCAATGGCATCTGTGCCGAATTCCCAAGGTCTGATTGTTTGTGCAGCTTCTTCCACAAAAAATTGTATATTAGAATCCACAGTGAGTGTGCTGGTATCAGCACTCAAGTCTATGGTGGTGATTGAATCACTGGTCTGCCACCAAGTGGGCCAATCCAAATCACTTAATAAATTGCCGTCGCCGCTGCTGCGTCCTTGTTTATAGGTCACAGAAATACTATTGGCAGGATCAGCAAAACTGTATAAGATATTTCCTGAATCCACATCAGTAATCAATAATATGCTGGCGGGATCAATCTGTCCAATCACTCTGATGGAAGACACACCTGGTACCTTGGCTGGCATTGCACTGGGACCGTTGGTGATCACTGTGCTGAAAATATTCCACAACACTATGTTGGCAGTGGCAGCATCACTCTCTGTGCTGATGCCTGCAGTGAATACCTGAGGTGTGGTATTGCCGTAGGTGGGAGTGACTGGTGTTTTGGTCAGTATGAATTGATTGATAATATCACGCAGATAGGCCTGTCCAGTGGTCTCTGGTGTGACATCACCTCGGATCTGAGGTTCTCCGTCTATCCAAAAATAATCTGCCACCTGACGACATTTAACATTGCCACCATATCTTAAATCGTGTGTGACTGCGTCTATGAAATACCCCACGTCTCTGATACATTTTTGTGAAGCGTAGGTATATCCCACATAAGGTGCAATGCTGTTGGCGATGTTGTAGTTGATGTATGCTACAACCTGTTGTTGTAAAAATGCTTTGTTGGCCAGTACCAGTGTGGCAGCATTGGGATATAGACCATCATCCTTGCCAATACCTGGTTCAAATATAAAATTTTTTAACTGTTTTTTAGCCATTTTTTACAGAGTTGTGTTTAGACATTGTATTTACCTATGCTCCCAAAGCCACAGCAAAAGCCACAGCAGTACGATCCACGTAGTCTTTTCTGGTGATATTGGCTGCATTGGTGGGAGTATTCACCACAGTGCCGCTGACAAAAGCAGCAGTGCTGGCCACAGTTAATCCTATGGTGGTATTGTTGATGGTGGTGTTTTGCACAGGCAAGTTGGATCCTGTGGCATCTATTCTGCCCACTTCCACACTTTGACTGGCAGTTCTAAAAATCACATCACCCAAAGGTTCAATGGTGAGATCGCTCAAAGTGCTGCCATCATCCACAGTGGTGATACTGTTGGACACCAAAGAATTGTTGGCTTGCACATTGTTCTGTGCTAATAAATTTTGACCTATGTTGATATCGCTGTTGACTCTCAAATTGCTTTGTATGGCCACTCCTCCGGTCACAATCAAAGCAGCCGCTACCAGTGAAGTGGCAGCAGTTGAATCTGTGATGGATACTGTGGAATTAAAAATGGAATCACCATCCACTGCCAAAGTGTTTTGCAATTCTGTAGAACCTGTGACCAATAAATCTGTAAGAGTGCTGGTGCCTGTGGAGTCAATATCAATCACTGATATACTGTTGGCTGTGATATTGTTGGTGGTAATGTTGTTGGCCACAAGATTGCCTGCAGCATTCACGCTGAATGATGGACTTTGAAAGCCATACAACGATTTTAATGGATTATTAACTACTGGCATAAATGTCTAGTTTTTAGTGTATTTATCTAAAACCAGCTGCTATTTTAACGTGTGATAGGATTAAGAGTTTCGAAATAGGTGGCTTGGAAGATGCATTTAGAACCATAGTATATGGTGCTGTCAGCACCTTGTGCAGCAGTGGCTCGTAACTCCACATATGAATCGTTTACAGTGGCAGTAAGGGTGATTAATTCATTGCCAAGATTTCCACGACCATATATGGTCACTGTGGCAGCGTTTGGTCCACCCACCAGCAAACATCTTATAATTTCTTTGTTGTTGGTATCATAGTCCACCATCATGGTGTACTCAGCAGCTGATACAGATGTGAATTGCCATCTATCTATTAATGTGTCTGTTTGCACACTGGTAAAAGGACCTCCCACTGAAAAATTTAAACCATTTTTTAACAGTAGAGTATTCTTTACACCCTTGCCAAACAAGTTGTTTACATTGAACATGTGTGTATTTACCTTAAAATAATTTTATTTTTTATTCTTTTTGTAGCCGTGTTTGATCATGCTGTTGACAGATTGCATAATTCTATTTTCCACTTCTTTGTCCATTTTCATAGCATCTTCATTGGCTCTGTCAGCATATTCATCCATGGTTATGCGTATAGGACTGTAAATTCTACTGTCTTTGTTCATGTCAATGATATCAAATTTATTATTGTCTGGATAAGAAACATTATTGGGAAATGTTGAACCAAATACCACTGTGGCTGTTTTGTCAAAAGCATGTGCAAGATGTTGGCCCAAACTGTCACAGCCTAAGAAATGATCACACATTTTTATCACAGCACTCCAAATTCTTATATGTATATTCTGAGGCACAGCCACTGGAAAATTTATCTGATGTTTACTAAAATCTATGGGAAATTCTGACATCACCATCACAGCATATTGTTTGCCCAACTGTCTAATTAGATTGATAATGTTTTCCAATTCAAAACTTCTACCACTCACATCTATAAAACTATCGTTGTCTTTTTTAGATACTCTACCAAAAGGTTGAAACACTACTATTTTTTCTTTTTTAGTGGTTTCTTTTATTTCTTTAATCATCTGTCTTGCCATGATCAGTTCTTCTTTGGAAAGATAAATTTTGGGTTTTTCTAATGTGCGTAGTCCTTTGCCATTAATCTCTATGTCATATGCTTGTGCAATATTACATTTTTGATTGTAGTATTCCCAAACCCTGTATGGTTCAGGAGTTATCAGTTGTCTATCTTTTAAGTATTCATTGAATAGATTCTTGTGCCAAACATCATACGCTCTAAAATGTAATTTAGGATGTCCTTTGTAGAAATCAGTGCCACCTTCACACACAATAATAAAATCATCATTGGGATTATCGTTGGCATAATTTTCTAGTGCTGGCACTGAACACAATGTTCTACCTGCTCCTCCGTTAATAAAAAATGCTTTGTTCATATTAATTCGGCATGTGTATTAATTTTTTATGCTCGGGCAAGTATAGATATTCAATTTTGGAATTTTCTAGAGTTCTAAATGCATCATCCAAAGTTTCAACCAAAGGTTCACCACCCAAATTAAATGAAGTATTGAATAATATAGGTATACCTGTTTCATCTTTGAATGTTTTAATTAAATCATAATAATGTTTATTTTGTTCTTCAGTAACTGTTTGTATTCTACAAGTGCCATCCACATGAATAATTGCAGGAATTTTTTCTTCAACACCTGGTTGACAATTCACAGCATACATCATAAACGGAGAATCTTTCATGCCACGCAAATCAAACCATTCATGCACATCATCTTGCAATATAGTTCCAGCAAATGGACGGAAGTATTCTCTCTTTTTAACTAGATTTACAAAATCTTTGCCATCTTTGAATGTTGGGTCAAACAATATGGATCTATTGCCCAATGCTCTAGGACCGTTTTCTGATCTACCTTGGAACATGGCCACTATATTTTTTGATTTTAAAAGTTTTACTATATCTTTGTGTGTGGCATCTGTTATTTTAACATTTTTATTTTCACTGATGCTGGCTCTTTTTTCAATGTCTGCCAATGTGTATTCTCTTATAGGACCCAAGTATAATGTGTTATGCACTTTTGGAGTTTTGTCAGCAAATATCTGATGATAGAACATCAATGCTGCACCCATTGCTGTGCCAGCATCGTTGGAAGTTGGTTCCACATACAGTTCAATTCCTTCTTCTTTCAAATGTTCTAAATAATAATAGTTGGCCACACAATTTAATCCATATCCTCCTGACAACACCACTCTCTTATTGTTGCTCATGGACACTGCTTTACGAATTAATTTTAAAACTTGTTCTTGAGTTTGTGTTTGGCAAGCATAAGCCAAATCTCTACGATTTTGTAATAATGTTACATCATCATGAGATTTTCCTATTTCATCTTCCAGATAATCAAAAATAAGAGCGTTCACTAACGCTGCACTAGGGTAGGTTGGTACAATTAAATTTCTATTGGACAAAGGTGATTTTCCTTCAGTTTCAAATAATTGCGGAATTTTATCATTGGGTTTGCCATAGGGAAATAATCCCATGGTTTTGCCTGCTTCAATTGCTTGGAATCCACAATATTGTGTCACAGCTTCGTATACTTTTACTATGCCGGCTCTGTCACTGAATATTGCTTCGTGAGTTTTACCAGCTTCGTCAGTAATGTCCGAAGGAAAATTTTTTAATATTGCACCAATCATAGCATCACGAGTGGCATAATGTTTGTACAATGAATGAAAGTTTGAAGGATATGCACAATTTATAATTGATTCCACTTCCCAAACAGTGGTCTGTCCTTGAATATTATTATTAATGCCAATGAATGTTCCAGCACCATCTACAATCACCGACACAGCACTTTCCCAACCAGATCTGTAAAAAGCACATGCAGCATGTAATTTGTGATGTATGTGACTGAGATCAATCACTTGAGGATGGTTGTGAGGATCAGCTGTTCTATCAATCAATCCCATTTTACGTGCCAGTCCAGTGTACACGTCATCACCTGTAAAATCCACTTTGCCTGCTGTGTCTTTGAGTTTTTGTGTGTGAGCCACAATCAAATAATCTATTTTGTCAGTGTATTTTAATATTTCCATCATGCTGGCATAAGGTCCGCCATCATATTTTTGTCTACTTAATCTTTCTTCTTCTATGGAAAAAACAACGTTGCCATCTTTTAACAAACACACTCCGGCATTGTGTCCTCTAGCAATGGCAGCAATATAACCTGAAGGCTTACTTGTCATCTTGATTTCTTCTCATTACTCCGTTGATCACATAGTCTTCAATCTCTTCGTTCATAGACATCAATATTTCATTTTTTCTAGCAATTCTTTCGTCCATGGTGATTCTAATTGGATCATACTCCCTATCTATTTCTCCCATATCCATTATGTTAAAATAGTCACAATCGGGATAAGTGGTATTGACGGGATAGGTAGGTCCCAATACCACAGTGGAAGTGGTGCCTACTATGTAGGCCAAGTGCTGACCCACACTGTCACAGCCTAAGAAATGATCAGCTTGTTTGATCAGTGCTGTCCACACTCTTAGATTCAATCCTTCGGGCATGGCCACATCATCTGTGTATTTTTGATCCTTAAGATCCATGCCAAATTCTGACATCAGTATCACTGCAAAGTTTTCTTTTTGTAGTTTTCGTATCAAGTTCTTAACATCTTTGTATTCAAAACTGCGTCCAGTTTTATCCAAAAGAGTTTTATCCATGTGCTCTACGCCTCTGCCAAATGGTTGAAACACAATGGCTTTATCTTTTTTAATTTTTGCTTTGATTTCTTCCATCAATTTTTGTCCTTGAGCAGTTTCTTCCTTGCTGAGATGGATGGTGGGTTTGGGCAATGACCTCACTCCTTTGGCGTTGATCAATATATCAAAAGCCTGAGATAGATTGCATTTTTGATTGTAATATTCCCAAACTCTATAAGGCTCCAAACTTACTATTTCTCTGGATTGTAATTTAGAATGAAATAAATTTTTATGAAAAATATCGTAGGTTTTTTGATCCAGTATGGGATGACCTTTGAGTATGTCCACAGCTCCTTCGCAAATGACTAAAAAATCTTTATCGCCCGATTCTTCTGCGTATTTTTCCAGTGCAGGAATAGCACACAAAATTCGGCCAATACCTCCGTTTAAAAAAAATGCTTTGGATCTATTCATATATGTAATACTGTGCGAATTTACACACAGTATTATATATCAACAGTGATTTTGTTGTGAATTATTCTTGACTAGTAAATTGGTACTGTGATTTTGAATGGAATTTTCCAATGCTTGACATTTGCATATTTGGTAGGTACATTTCTCAACCAGGTCACATAGGTTTCCAGTTGGGCAATGTCTGCATCAGACAGTGTTTCGTTGCTTTCAATGGCAGCTTCAATTGCTGTGGCCTGCACAACCAAACTGGCTAAAAAACTTGCTCTGGTCAGTGCATGAGTTCTAAATCTAGGTCTTACATATGCTCCGTTTACAAATTTTAAATCTATGTTGTAATACTGTTGTGAAATCATTCCTGTGTTGTCGTTCCAAACATATTCAAAAGTTTCATCCACTCCTTCAGCATCTTTGGTTGGCAGTGTTTCTGTATAATTCTCCACTGGTCCGGTGGTGTACATGCCTGTGAGATAAGCAGCTTCAAATGTGTGTGTTTCTGCATTTAAAATTTGATACATTTTTTCAGCTTCTTCAATAGCGATGATTGCACTTAGGCCATCCATGGTGTCAGCACCAGCCACATATCTTTCCACTATTTTGGTTTCTTTATCCACACACACTTTTAAATATCTTGGGCCTGTGTAGGTGGCAGGGTATGTTTTATTCTGTGTGGTGGTATCTAGATATGGCTCATCTGCCAAAGGTATTGTGAAATTTTTGTTTATCATATTTTATTCCTCTGTGCTATTTAGTGTATTTATCAACATATTATATTAACTTGCTATAAATCTGATACGCATGCCACCCCAGCCGCCTCTGATTCCATGATCTCTCACATCTGGACAAGGTTGTGGAGGTAGACCACCTGCGCCTATGGGTAAAAATGGTGAACATCCTTGCATCTCATAACATCCGCAGGATCTGTTTGATACCCAACAATAGGAGTTGAAAGTGCCTCTGGTAGGCTGTTTGCTGAGTGCTGCCAGTGATTGTAGATAAGCAGGCAGCTGACTGCCTGACATACCACTTGTGTTGGCTTGTCCGTCTGATGTTTGAAAACTCACTCTAGCGCCTTTTTCTGCAAATATGTAGGCTGGCAGAGGAGCATGATGATGTGTTTGACAAGGACATGTGGGATAGCAACCTAAAAATGATGTACAACCTATGGTGCCGCAGCAGTTGATGTCACCACCGTATGCCAGTGATTCCCAACCACCTGAACAATGATTGCACACAATGCCGCAGTTGTCGTTGATGGGTCCAAAACTACAAAATCCGTTGGCTCTGTAGCAACAGAACATGCTGGTACCAGTGCTGCAGAAACTGGTGCCACCTCGGCCACCTCTGGCACACAAGCAACCATTGGAAGAAGTGCTGGTCCAACACACTGTGCTGGGATCACCGCAACCTGAAAAACATAAATCATGAGAATATCTGGGAAAGCCCACACAGCCACACACAAAGTTGGCAGTGGTCACTGCTATGCTTTTTCTTGAATATCCACCTGCATTGCCGGGCAGTCCTCCACCACAACAACACATACGAGATCCTGAGCCACCAGCACCCCATATCTCCACAATGGCACAACCTGTGGCTGGTGGTTTCCAACAGAAGCCGTTGCAGTAATTGGTGTAGAATGTGCCGGGTGAGAATGCATAGATCACACCCTGTTCAAGGTTGTTCTCAGTTATTGTGTATGATACTTTTGATGATAATATACTTTTTAATCCAGCCATTAGTTTAACCCCAAATATCCTGTTCCCACGTATTTAATCCTAATTATACCATGTCCACCTCGGTAGGCATGATCTCTCACATCTGGACATGGATGTGGTGGTGCTCCTGCATGACCTGGTGGCACAAATGCTATGCAACCATTCATGTTGTAGCAACCGCAATATCTATGACCACCACTCCAACAGGATGTATAGTGACCGCCCATGGTGGGATTGCGCGAAGTAAGTCCTAATGTGTGTATGTAACCATACTGAGCGCCACCGCTCCAGTTGTAGGCTCCATTGTCCACATCATTGGTGTAGGTGATCCATGCTCCACAGTCTGCATACATCTTGGGTGGTGTTCTGGTGTGATACCAAAATGAACATGGACATGATGGCAAGCATCCAAAGAAACTCACACAACTGAATCCAGCTGCCATGTTGCAGGTGCCGCCGTATCCTTGAGCTTCATGCACAGCACAACCTGCGCCTCTGTAGTTGCAAATTATTCCGCAGTTTTCACCAGCGGTTTTGGTGTTGCAAAATCCGTTGGCTCCAAAGCAGCAATAGGCTGATGGAGTGGTAGAACAATAGCTGTAGCCACCTTGACCACCTTCTGCACACATACAACCATTGGTGCCATTGCCCTGCCAGCACACTCCTGTGCTTTCTGATCTACCTCTGTAACATAAATCGTCTGAGTTACCGCAGGATAATCCCACGTTGCCTCTGATACAACAGCCTATGGTGACGTTGACTGTTCTTGAAGAATAAGCACCTGGATTGCCAGGCAATCCGAATCCGCAGCAGCACATTTTGGCTCCAGAACCACCTGCACCCCATATCTCAATGGTGGCTGTGCCTGTGCCTGGTGATATCCAACACACACCACAACAGAAGTTGGTGCCCACTGTGGTGCCTGGAGTGTAGGCCCAAATTCTACCTTCTTCAGTGTTGCTTTCTAAACCGTTCAACTGGAACGACAGTTTGGTTTCTAATAATGATCTCAGTGTGGCCATAATGTTTATCCTGCTATAAATTTAATTCTGATGGCACCATTGCCACCTTTGCTGGCATGATCTCTCACACCTGGACATGGATGTGGTCCTGCCGACGGAAATCCTGGAGGCAATAGATTCATGCAGCCTTCATTTTCATAACATCCACAAGCTCCTGAAAATCCCCAACAGGTAGCAAAATGTGATCCCATCTGAGGCCATCTGCTGGCTCCTGCCAGTGCTTGAGAATATTGACTTCGGCCTTGTCCTGACCAGTTGGCAAAACCATTGCCGTCATCTGAATTGAAACTCACCACCACTCCGCATTTGGAAAAATATCCTGCTGGTCCTTGCATGTGAAAATGTGTGCTGCATGGACAAGATGATCCTGAAGCTCCTAGGAAACTCACACAACTGAATCCGCCTGGACAGTTGAAGTCTCCACCATATGCCAGTGCGCACCATCCACCTGAACAACATTTGTTGCACACTATGCCGCAGTTGCCGTTCACTCCCAAAGTGGTATAAAAACCGCCTGCTGTGAAACAACAGTAGGCATCTGTGCCTGTGCTGCAATAAGAAATTCCGCCTCGGCCACCTTGAGCACACATACAACCTGTGCTGCTGCCATTGGCATAAATGGTCACTCCAGTGGCATCTGAACAGCCTCTGAAACACAGTGCATCATTGCCGCAGGCTATGCCTGGTGATCCTGTGATATATCCGCAGCATGTGAGAGTGACTGTTTTTTTACTGTATGCGCCTGGGTTACCAGGAGTACCAAATCCACAACAGCACATTTTGGCTCCAGAGCCACCTGCGCCCCATATCTCAATTATTGCTGTGCCTGATTGACAGGGATGAAAACAAATGCCTGCGTGCAGTGATTCAAAATTGTTGGCTTGAAAATTATATATCTGACCAGATTCCACATTGGTTTCCGTCACTTGTGGAAAGTTGTTGTTCTTGGTTGCCGTAAGGTTTTTCAAACTTGCCATACTATTAATTCTTTTGTAGATTGTGATGCTGTGTGATTATTAAAATCAATTACACTGCGGCAACAATCCAACCATAAGTTACGCCTGTATAAATCAAAGTCACAATTGCTTGATTCAAGTCAATTGTTAAATTGTCAGCTGCTCCGTTGATCAGTGCACCGTTTCTAGCCACAGTGATGTTGTTGGTTCCTGCTAAGTTGCCAACGTCTATGATTTGAATGGTGTCATTGTTCAACAGTCCAGTGCTCAGTGGCAAAGTGATAGTGAAGGCTGCTGCTGCAGAGTTAGCCAAAATTCTATCATTCACAACTGCTTGATACGTTGTACTAACTTCACGTATAACTATACCAGCGGTTCCGGTTGTTGATATGTATCTTCCCATGTTTTAGTCCTTATGTTTGCTTGTATTTATGCTATTGCCGTGATTTATGCAGTTGATGTTTCAATGCCGTAAACCACCACGCTAGCGTTGCCACCCGATGCGTATGCCACTAATCTTTGTGTTGCTGCCAATACCAAACCAGTTCTTTCTAGAACTCCTTTGGACAGCACTTCCACATCGTATTCAATGTACTCACCCACTGTAGGAGTAGCTGTGGTAGCCACAGCCAATCTAAAAGTTTGAGCTTGATTGCCTCGATTTAGGAAGTTTACAGCAACTATTGCAAACGTATCAGCTGGACAGGTATATACTGTTGTTAAGGCAGCTGCGGTTAAATCCGACGCTCCCAATCTTCCTGTTGCCATTTACTGTTCTCCTTTTGTTGTACTCTTGTTATCCTTGTAGGAAAAGCCCCATTGCTACGGGCGCTCCGTTAACTCCTGCTGTGAAATTCACAGGGGATTCAAAGTTTATTGTCACTCCAGTGGTGGTCTCAATGGTTGAAGCAAATATTGTGATCAAACCTGCTGTGATTTGGTTCACGTTCAAACTGCTGGCTCCACCACCGATTTGACTAGCTATATATGTTCTAATCGCTCTCTGTGTGGGCACAATTTGGTCACTGTTGGCTGCCATTGTACCATCTGTGGAGAATTCATTGATAGAAGCACTGCTGCCTCCCAATACTAATTCACCCAACTGAAGTTCTTGTAATCCTGAAATATTGAACGCATCAGCATTCAATGTGGCCACACCTGTGCTCTGCTCCACTGAGAATAAATCTCCCACTCGGAAGTTACCGTCTTGATCTGTGCTGGTAAAGAACACACGTCCTCCACCTGATTCCACAGTCTCGTTGTCTGGATCAGCAGGAGTTAAAGGTATGCCAGGATAGTTTGTGCTAGTAAAACCACCTGTACCTATGTCTAAGAAATCGTGACCTGTTAATCTGATTTGCGAATATCTAATTTTAATTGTGACAGGATCACCATGCGGTGGTGCTTCTGACACTTCTATCTGTGGGCTCACTTGCAACAGTGCAGTGAATGGATACTGTGTGCCCAATAGATTCTGCACAGTTACCAGTTTGTAATAGTTGCCTGGCAATGAAGCAAATTCTACATTGGCTCCTGCCTGTGGAATTTGCGTCAATCCTTCCACTTGTATGAATTTGCCATTCTGTAGACTGTTTCTAAATCCGCCAAATTCTGTCACAGTGCCCAATGAAGCAATGTAAACTCCGTAGTCAGTGGTGTTCAAAGGCACAGTCAGTGCTGAATCCACATACAATGAAAAAGTGGTTGGAGTCAACACATTCACATAGTAGTACACTCCGCTGTTGATTTGGAACATGCCAGCCACGTTTGCAAAAATAACTTTTTGTCCACTGGTGTAAGTGTGGTTGGTTGAAGTTGTGACCACTCCTGGGTTGGCATTGGTGATGCCACTCACAGTGCGTACCACGCCTGTTTCGGTCACTGTGGTTACGGCTGTCAAAAATGATAATCCTCTGTTGGTGAATGTGGGTTGACCCAAAGCTCCATTGCCAATGAAAACTTCCACAGGTGCTTCCACTGTGTTGCTGGGATCCACTATGGTCACTGTAGGAGCCGTCACATAGCCTGAACCTGGTTCAATAATTCTAATGGCAGATATTTTTTCTGCTGTGACCACTGCTCTGGCAATGGTTGTGATACCTGAAGGAGGAGCACTCACAATAATGCGTGGAGCATAGTCATACTTGGTGGTACCGTCTAATATAACTTCTACCAATCTCACACTCATGGTGCCTGCAGCAGTGCTGAGCGTGACTGCTGCGCCGCCCAAAGAAGTGCTGACTTTGAATTGTGTTGCTGTGAATCCTGTGCTGATCACATAGTATTGAGTGTATGGATTTATGCCACCAAATGTGGTGCCATCAAACTGCACTGCTGCACCCACATACAATCCTGCAGTGGATGCACAGGTGATCACATCTGTGCTCACTGTGGTGTTGGTACAAGTGGTGTTAACCAAATGATCCCAACCTGCTTTGTGTATGGTCATGGTGCCTACAGCATCAGCCGAGACATCAAAAGTTGATCCACCTGGTGTGGTACTGATAGTGAATGTGGTTCCAGTGGGCTTGCTCAACACATAGTAAATGGTTGGATTGGTAGCAGTGGTGGTCACTCCACCAAATGCTGTGCCGCTGAACATGATGGGCATGTTAATGTCTAATGTGCTGCTGCTAGCACAAGTGAATCTATCATTTGACGCTGTGGCAGCTGTGACTGTGAATGATGTGAATGAAGGTCGGGCCACTTTGACAACCTTGGTACCTGCATTGAATCCCACCACGTAAGCATACTGTCCTGCTCCTAATCCTTCAGTGATGTATATGGATAATCCGGTCAACTGACTGGCCAATGATGTGTCAGTGTTGGAAATAGTGATAGTTTTATCAGTGCCGTTTTGAGACACGTTGCTGGCTGTGATATATCCATCACCACCATAGTTGCTCTCAGGTGATGTGACAGTTTCATCTAATCTAATTTCATACACAGCACCGTTGCGCACTGTGGCAGTGGTACCAGCAAGACCAAAACCATCTCCTGATATGGTCAGTGTGGCTGCTGTGGTGTAATTGGTTCCAGCATTGGTATACTCCAAAGCCAATATTCTATCACCATCTGTGAAAGTATTTCCCACTGTGGCATCTGTGCTTTTGTTGTTGACCACGCATGTGACTGGAACTTCTGAAGCATCTCCACCTTCAGACACTGATCCAAATTTTCCATATGAGTTATTACCGTTGGTAGCACGCACTTTGCCACCATTTTCAGCTAGGTATCCAATGTGATTGTAGTAACTGAACACAGAAACTAATTCTGATCTACCTAGGTTGGTCACCCAGAATCCGATACCATCTGATAAAATTTGTGTGAAGTCATTGGCCACCACTGAATCATTTCCACCGTTGTGCAGTGCGCCATCCACTTTTAATCCCACACAACCTGTGCCGAATGTGGATACGTTTTGCACATAGGGTGATTTGTTAGTGATCCACACATCTTCATGTGATGGTCCCCAACCTGCATCCAATGATACGTAGGCTCCAGCAGTGGGTCTCTGTGTGCCGTAGGCGTTAGCAGCACCCAATGAGCCTGTCAATCCTTGCAGTGTGCAGTTTCTTAATCCTGTGCCGTTTCTCATGTAGAACATGTCCGAAGCCACACTGCCGGTCACAGCAGTTTCATAATACTTGGCAGCCACGATGGCTTTGTAATTGCCGGTGTAGATCAAATCATGGGCCACTGCATCCACATATTCTCTCACATCTCTTTTGCAAGACAACTCGTTGTCTGCTGTGAAATATGTAAGGAAAGCACCAGGATTGGTTTTTTTGGTGTATTCCACCACTTCAGTGGCTAAAAATTCTCTATTTTCAATCAATCTCAACACAGCATCTGTGTAACCAATTGCAGTCTGAGGCAGATTAGAACCACTCACAGTGGGCTCGGGACTGGAACTGTCACCAATCACATTGTAGTTGATATAATCATAAATGTCTTCCACAATGCTCACTGCTGCGGCTGCTGCTGGAGCAGATCCTGCTGGAGCACTCACATTTTGTGTAATAGTGTTGCCGGCGCCCACAGTGCTCACAGTGAAAGTGGCAGCCAAACTGCTGACTCCCAATTGTCCTGATGCTATGGTAAGAGTGTTGCCCACTGTGTAGCCTGTGCCTGAAGTGTTCACAGTGATTAGAGTTACGAAACCTGTGGCATTCACAGTGACATTAAATGTTGCGCCACTGCCTGTTCCACCAGTCACTGTTCTGTTGGTGTATACTCCAGAAGTTCTGTTGACATCTTGTACTGGTGTGGACACTGATGTGACATATCCAGCTGCTGTGGCTGATACAGGAGTGTTGGTAATAATATCATCAATGATATTTTCTAATCTGTCAATGCCTAGCAATGTGTATGGAGTGTCTGAAATATTTACATAGCTGGGAGCAGGTCTGATGTTGGTGCTTCTCAACTCATCTCCCACAATGGCTGTGCTTTCGCGCACACGTATGGGCAATACTTCATAAAATATTCCTGTCTTCACATTCACAGTGTTGCCGGCAATAATCTCAGCTGGCACATCATCTACATCGCCTGCTGTGATTGCATCTATGATGATGTCCATTAATGATTCTATCAAACCTTGTGCTTGAGGTTCTTCCATAATATCGTTGTCAATCACTTGTGACACAACCGCTTGCAATTCTACATAAGCTGCGTCATTGGAAATGGCAGCATCAATCACGGTCTTGGCAAATTCAATAGCAGCACTGGTCTCTGTTTCCTGACCATACACATATGATCCGCTGCCTGTGTAATAAGAAATAGCAGCCAATCTTGATTTCTCATTGCCACCATGACTCAAATCCCATTGCACAGCATCAATGATTTGTCCTATATCTCTTAGACATTTGGCACTGTCATATTTTAATTTTACCACCATAGTTCCTGCAGCGGTGCTGAGTGCAACTGCTGAACCTGTGGGTGTGAGACTCACACTGATCTGCGTAGATGTTTTAGTGATGATATAATATTCAGTCACAGTGCTTACTCCGCCAAATGTGGTGCCAGTGAATTCCACTCTCATGCCCACTCTAAGATTCACAGTGCTGTTGCAGGTGATTAGATTGGTGCTTGTGGTGGTGTTGGTACAAGTGGCTTGGAACGTGGCATTTATGTAGGCCACAGTTTCTCTCTGTATGAATGCTTTGTTTCTCACTAATAAATTTTTTGCTTTAGGATACAACGGTCCTTTGTCTATTTCTTTAAGAGCATATTGAATGGTTCTCCAAGGTTGGTTCAATGTGGCACCGTAGTCTGGAGCTGGTGCATCCACACCTGATAGAGCCACGTACCATACATTGTCAATCTTTCCAAAGTAACCCCATTCAGGCAGCGTGCCTGCAGAGTTCACCAATAATGTTTGACCTGAAAGTCCAATTGGTAATCTAGTAGGACCTGATGGTCCGTACAATAATAAATCTCCTTGTGTGGTCAGTGCTGTGCTTTCTGCACCTCCCGATAATAGTTGCCAATATGTGCCAGTGTCCACTCCAGCTCCTGGTGCATAATCTGGTTGTGTGATTGTGGCAGGTCCCACGTTGTTGGAAGTGTGAGCCAGTATACAAATATATGAATTGTTGGTATTAATAATTCCTCGTACCACATCACCTTTGTCATACAGAGTGGCATTGGCCCAGTTGCCTTTCCAATAGATTCCTTCGTTGAGTTTGTCCCAGTAGGTCACATTGGGTGGTCTGTTGCCTGTGCTGTCTTCAATACAGATATAAGTGAATCCTCCCAAGCGTACCACATCACCATTGAGATATGCAGTGCCGTTGTTGTAATCACCTCTTAGACGGAATCCTGTTACAAATAGATCCCAATCCACACCTGCATAGGTGTTGGGGTTTTTATTCAAACTATTGGTCTTGGCCACGTAACCATAACCACCATAGGTCACAAAGTCACCTATCTGATAGTTGGTTGCGGAACTCCATGAATCTTCAAATTCTAATCCTGGTACAAACACAGCCCAGTTGGCTTGATCTGCAGTGAGTGTGGCAGTAGAAACGTGATAAGTGGTACAGATCCAAAGACTTGGTCCCCACTTGACCACATCATTGATTTTGTATCTGGTGGTACCTGCCCAATCTGATTTATATTCAATACCTTTGTGTAGATAATCCCACTTGGCTTGATCCGCTTCCAATCCACCACCCAACAGTGTGGCTGATGCATTTGAAGTGTGTCCTAGGTTGGCCACGTACAGTTGTCCACCGTATCTGACCACGTCTCCCAATTTGTATCTGGTAGTGGTAGCCCAAGCATTCAACCAATTGAATCCTTTGGAGAAAACTTCCCAGTTGCCAATATCATTTTCCAAACCTAAAGTGGTGGTGGCAGCTGATGTGTGTGCAGTGATACAGGTGTAGATGTATGCACCGTACTTGACTAAATCATTTACTTTGTATCTGGTACTGATTGCCCAATCTGATTTGTAATCAAATCCTTCTGAAAATAAATCCCATTTGGATTGATCTGCTTCCAATCCCAAAGTGGTTGTGGCAGCTGAAGTGTGTCCTTCGTTGGCAATGTACAAATACCCACCATATTTCACAATGTCATTGGGTTTATATGTGGTGTTCAAAGACCAGTTGGCTTTCCACTCCTGACCATCACTCATCAGGTTCCATTTTGCAGCAGTTAAATCTGTTTGAAAAGTACCGCTGGTGTGTCCCACCACGCAGATATAGGTACGGCCACCATATCTTATCACATCATCGATAAAATACTCAACGGCAGTGATCCAGGCACCTTTCCAAATGAACCTAATCCTACCTAATTTAAACTCAGCCATTGTTATGATTTCCTTGTTGTGTTGTTATTTATCATACTAACTACCATATCCATTGCTGGTGTCTATCCCACTCACAGCATCACCTTCGTTGAGCTCTGTGGAAGCTACTCCACCCAAGAAATAATTCAATGCCAGCATGGATCCTTTGATTCCTGCCTTGAAATTCACCGGTGAATTTATCTGTATAGGCTCTCCACCCACATTAAATATGAAGTCATTTTGTATCTGTATGGCACCTGCCCTTAGAATAGACACGTTCAAAGAGGATCCACCACCTGAAATTCTACTTTGTATGTAAGCTATGATTGCTTTCTGTGTGGGTACTATGTTGTCACTGTTGGCTGCCATGGTGGCATCTATGCTGAATTCACGTATCACTGCTCCTGATCCACCCAATACCACTCCACCCAGAGCCAATTCAGTCAGACCATCCAGTGTGAAGAAATCTGCACTTAATGTCACAATACCAGTGTTCTGTTCCACTCTGAATTGTTCTCCCACTCGGAAGTTACCATTTTGATCTGTGCTGGTGTAGAACACACGTCCTCCACCTGACTCAACCACTTCATTGAATTGTGCAGGTTCATAACCTGCAGTGAATCCTGTTTTGTAAAGATCTGGATAATTGGTTGTGAATTTATTACCTGTGCCGATGTCTAAAAAATCATGACCTGTCAATCTAACCTGACTGTAATTTTGTCTGATGGTGATTGACTCATTATGACCTGGTGACAAGAAAGCATCCACTCCTGGACTCACTCTTAATGTGCCGAAAATATTAGGTTCTACACCACCCAATTGAACAAAATTACCCAATTTAAACAGTGAGTTGGGAATGTTAGCAAATTCCACATTGTCACCTGGGCTGGGCAATCTAGATAAATTTTTAATTGTTAAAAATTTTCCTGTTTGATATTTGTCAGCCAATCCATCGCCGCTAACTGTGGCACTCACGTTTAAAAATCCTGTGCCTCTGTTGGTAAATGTGGGTTGACTTATGGTACCATTGTTGGTTCTCACGGAATAAAGAGCATCAATAACATTTTCATTATCCACCACTGTGATGGTAGGTGCGATTGAATATCCACTGCCTGGTTCTATCAATTCAATCTGACTGATTCTTCCAGCATTAGTTCTTATTCTACCCAAAGCTCTTGCTCCATATCTGATCACCTTGATCTGATTGGTACTTGTATCAGTCAAAGGAATAAAACATGGACCATTCACTGATCCACCAGTGATTTGTACAAAAATTCCAGGACCTCCGATGGGCAACTGAGTGCCTAAAACTTTCCAATGCTTACCGTCAATACTTTCTGCAAGATCTCCTGATTCAGTGACAGCCACAAAACATCCTTGACTGTAACTGATCACATATTGATCTGACTCTGGTGGTAATTCACTGGGCTGCCACACAGTGATGTTAGATGCTGCCACAGTGCTCTGGTTGGCCAGTGTGTAATAAAATCTGTTGCTCAATGTGCTGGAGTCATTGGGATTATCATTGCAAGCTGCCACAAATCTATTGTTGCCATACACAATGTCCTTCACATTTATTCCTGTGCTGCCTATGTCAGGTCCTTGATACCAACTCACACCTAGATTGGGACTTTCATAAGTTTGTCCCAGATCATCACACACAATAAACAGACCTGATCCACCGGCTGAATGTGTGAGCGCTGGTGTGGATCCATCATAAGGCGCTACTTCTGCTGCAGTCCACGATACTCCATTGTCTGCGGATCTCAATACAAAACCCTGATTGGTGGTAATAATAAAAATATCCTGTTCACATGAGATGCTGGTGAATGAACCATAACCTCCTGGAGTGGTTAATCCTGTCCAAGTGGATCCTGTGGTGGTGCCGGATATAGCATTGGTAGATATGGCCAATAAATGAGTGCTGCTGCGAGCTGTATAAAGATAATTCACTGGAGCCAATCCTGTGCAGGCTGTCCAAGTGCTGCCGTTGGTGGTAAAATATCCACCGCTGGCACTGAGTACCACAGTGACATTGGTGCTGCCGAATCGCGCTGATCCTACCACTCCCCATGTGGCACTGATGGGCAGTGTGGTGTTGCTGACAGAATATGTGGGATCTGAAAAAGATGCCAAAGGTTCAATGCTGTATTTGGTGGATCCATCCAACACAGGTTCAATGGCCAACCCTCCCAAAAGATGTTCAAAACCAGGTAATCCATCAAACTGTCTCACCACGCTGATACTTTTGTTGGGATGGTCATAGTAGGATATCACTCCGTACTGACCTCTGCCTGTGCCTTCTATGATTTGCACTCTTTGTCCTATTATTCTACCCGCTACAAAATATCCTACACCAGTGGCTCCTGTGAGCACAAACACTGCACCACCAGGAGTTTCACTTATTCTTATGGTGGCAGCATTCACTAATTCTTTCACATAGTACACAGTGTCTGGCACTATGTTGCCAAAAGCCGAACTTGGAAAAATAATTGCATCATTCACATTCATTTCTGTGATGTTTTGCACAGTGATGGTGTTGGCTGGGTTTCCGCTGGTGGCTGTGAAAAGTTTTTCATATTGTGGTTCATATTGTGCAGCCAACAGTATGCTGTTATCATCACCACCTTGAGCATTGCCCAGTATGTTGGTGTAACCTAATCCTCCTGTAATTCCGCTGTCCAAAGGATCTGTCAATCTCACTTCGCTGATGGACTGATAGCGTGTGTTGTCATAACCTATGAAGGCAGCTGCTCCTGCACCTGAACCTGTGATGGTCACTGTGGCGCTGGTGTAATCTTGACCTGTGTGTGAATATCCAAAACAAAATATCTGATTTTCATCGTTGTACACACTGTTGATCAATGCTTCTCCAGATTGATTGTCTATTTCAGCAGTGATGGGAGTTTCTGCCAAAGAAAAACCTTCTGCCACAGCACCATATGCACCATATGAATTGTTGCCGTTGGTTCCACGCACTTTGCCGCCGTCTTCTGCCAAGTATCCTATGTGACAGTAGTATGTAAACACAGAAACTAATTCTGATTTTCCTTCACCTTTGACCCAAAATCCTATACCGTCTGAAATAATCTGTGTGAAGTCATTGGCCACCACTGATTTGTTGCCACCATTGTGTAGATCTCCATCCACTTTTAATCCCACACAACCTGTGCCAAAGGTACTGACATTTTGCACATAGGGTGATTTAGTAGTGATCCATGCAGTGGTATCTGATGGAGAATTTCCAGGGTTAAGAGAAACAAATGCTCCACCACTGGGTCTCTTGGTTAGATATTGATTATTTGCTCCAAGTGTGCCATACAGTCCTTGTAGACTCATGTTTCTTATGCCTGATCCATTGTTCACATAAAACATGTTGGATCCTTCATAACCTTCAGCTGGTCTGATGCTGGTGCTTCTTAATTCATCTCCCACTAATGCTGTGTCATAGGGCACGTTGATGGGCAATATTTCTTCATAAATTCCTGTCTTGATAAAAATTGTGGCCGGTGTTCGAGATAATTTGTCAGCATTCACAAAATCACAGGCATATTTCACAGTTCTAAATGCAGTCTGCAATGTGGTTCCTCTGTTCAGTGCATTCACACCTTCTGTGGACACATAGAAAACGTTGGTGATCACATCTTGTGGTTTCCAGTCTGGTATGCTGTTGGTGATCTGTAGTGATTCTCCTGAAGTTCCTATGTTGAGAGCAAAGGTCACACTGTCGTCACCTATGGTTTTGATATCTCCCACATGTTCCAACACATTGGCCACGCCACCTTGAGCTAATTTGACCCACAAAGGTCCTACAGCTTCACTCTCCAAATCCAGAGTGGGTTTGGCAGCTGATATGTCAGCTTCATGATATTCCACACAGGCAAAAGTGGTGCCTGCCACAGTGACCACGTCACCAGGATAATAAAATCTATTCTGTTGAGTTACGGGATCAACCTCGTACCAAGGTCCTCTCCATCTTTTACCTGTGACCAACAATTGCCAAGGATAAGGTGAATCAGTGCCAGGATCATAAGCAGTTTCTTCCAGTGGTAGATCACCTGCATTGTCTCGCACAGCAATGTATAAATTACCTCCGCTGCGCACCACGTCACCAGTTTTGTACTGAGTGGTTGCTGTGCTGTCATCATCCTGCCAGTCACCTCTCAAGTTATAACCTGGTACCATTAATTCCCAAGCACTGCTGCTGTCAACTGCCACAGTGGGCAGTACATTTATGTTGCTCAACAAACACACATAGCTGTATCCGCCATACATCACCACATCACCCTGTTGATAATAAGTGGTTGCACTCCATAGTGCTTCAAATCCCAAACCAGGCAACCAGATATCCCATTTGCTTTCATCCAGCACTGCGCTGTCAGCAAATACACCTACATTCGTTGCATCCATACAGATCCAAAGACTGGATCCACCATACTTCACAATATCATTTTTTTTGTATCTGGTGTATTGAGTGTAATCGCCTTTGTATTCTATGCCGTCAATCACTGTTTCAAATTTTCCAAAATCAGCTTCCAATCCATCTGCAGTGATTTCTGCTGTGCCTGTGACAGAATAATTTATGATGGCTCCATCTGTCTCCACTGACAATGCAGTGATTATGAGATTGTTGCTGGGTGCAAATCCACCCAACTGTGTGCCCAATACAGTGATCTGATCAGACGCACTGAAATCCATTCCAGTGTTGGTGAACTGCACGTGATACACAGCACCCACTCTAAAAACTTTGAAAGCAGCACCCATGCCAGCCACACTGTCTGTGGTGAAGTTGGGATTCACATACACATTGCTCACAGCACTTTGATGTCCTGTGATCACTCTGTACACTATGCCACCATACTTGACCAACTCATCTGATCGGTATCTGGTGTTGACATTCCATTCCAGTTTGTAATCTAAATTTCTTGTGTACAAGGTCCAGTTGGGTAGATCCAATTCCAATCCTTCCAACGCTGTGGCACTCACATGATACAATGCGCAGAGATATAATCTTCCACCATAACGAATCAAATCACCTTTGATGTATGCAGTGCTGGGAGTCCAATCACCGCGCCAGTTTTCACCTTCTGCAAACACAGTCCATTTGGCTTCATCACCTGATAATGCATCTTCTGCATCTGCATTGGAGGTGTGTGGTTCCAAACAGATCCACAATGTGGAACCCAGTTTGGCTATGTCATTGATCTTGTAGAAAGTGCTGGGAGTCCAATCACCAGTCCAGCTTTGTCCATCCAACATCTGACTCCATTTGGGAGAGGCATTGTCAAAATCTGTGTAAAAATTTGCATTGGCAGTGTGAGCTATCAAGCACACATACACTTTGGCTCCGAAACGCACCACATCATCTTTGATGTACACTGTGGTGGCAGACCAAGAGTCTCTCCATCTAAAACGTATGCGTTCAATTTTAAATTCTGGCATGTTATATTCCTACAGGGTAAGTGTATGGTTCATTCACTCTGAGAACCAGTTGTCCTTCAGAATCAATGTAATACAAAATATTTCTGCTGTCCCAACGAAATTGTTCATAGTTTAAATTATCATAAATTTTAGTGTGCTCCACATCTCTGCCTTCAAAAAAATCCACTCCTCTGGCAAAGCTGGGTAGATTTTCAGTGGGATTGCCTGGCAGATTGATCTGCAATGCATCTGTGCTGTTGGCACTCATGAGATCCACCTTGCCCAGATACAATTCACCTGCATCAGTTCTGCGCAGGCCATAGAAATATCTGCTGGATCCCAGTGTTTCTTCTATCTGTTCAATGTGTTGTTCGTTGTTCATATTTTTAAGTTACAATGTTGATGGTATTGCCCATGCTTGAATGCACTGTGCATTGATAATACAGTGTGCCGGGAGCATCCATGGGCACTGTGAAAGTTACAGTGTCAGTGCCAGCACCAGATATTCCATTGGTGTATGCAGCACCTCCATTGCTCACTCTGATTTCCAAAGGATGAGTGGCATGCACAGTGTTGCTGAAAATGTATGTGGTTCCTCTGTGCAGATACAGAGTGGGATCATTGGTGGATGCATAAAAACCTGGACCAGTGTACACGTAATCAGCACTGCCACTGGCAGACAAACTCCATCTGATTATGGGACCATTCTGTTTGACCCAGTTGGTGCCATTGTAGTACAGCATGTCTCCCACTGTGGGTGCAGATATCACCACATCTGTGAGATCATCCAATGTGGCAGGAATACTCACGCTGGTAAATTCCAGTGCAGTGGCTCCTGCGTTCACTTTGACAAATCTGCCACCTGCTGATGTGTAGTTGGCTGGAGTGTCTGTGAGAGCTAAAAAAGTGGTTGGTATGGTGGGCTGGTTGGTCAAATTCTGATAATTTAAGAAATATGTGCTGTCAAATCCATCCAGTGTGTCAGCATTGGTTCCACCACCACCTGACGTGGCATCTGCTGCTGGTACCCAATTGGTGCCATTCCATTTTAAAACCTGTCCCACTGAAGGCAATGTTGTGGCTGTGTCCACATCTGACAGTGAATTGATTGATATGGCACTGACATCAGAACTTTGAATGCCTGCCACAAATTCTAATCCAGTTGCTCCACTGTTGACTTTGACAAATCTACTGCCGGCTGCTGTGTAGTTGGCTGGAGTGTCTGTGAGAGCTAAAAAAGTAGTGGCTGCTGCGCCTCCGCCTCCTCCGCTGACTGTGCCAGGAATCCAATTGGAAGTGGCTGCGTTCCATAATAGAGCTTGTCCATCTGCAGGCACTGCTGTGGTGTTCACATCACTCAGAGAGTTGATGCTGGAAGCAGTGGTTAATAATTCTGTCCATGTGCCATCCACAGCCACATAAGCCTTGTCAGTGTCACTGGTGAAACCAAACATGCCACTGTAGGTGGTAGCATTGGGCAAACCTGCCAAATTGTTGTATTTGAAAGTGATTTTATTTTGACCTGTGGCAGTGATCAGATTGTTGTTGATCACAGTCAGACTGACTCCATTGCCCAAGGCTGAGTAAATTTCGTCAAAATTTGAATTGATTTTGATAGCTCCGGCTCTTAGATTATCTCCCTGACCATCATTGGGTGTTACGCCATCATTGATTATCTGTTTTACCATGTGTGTCCTTGATTGTGTTTGTTAATATTTACCATAATACAAATATACCTTTTAAGTTCTGTCCCATGAAGATTCATTGTTGTCAAAAGTGATGGTGTCTTGATCCCATTTGATAGAAGCTCCTGTGAACAGAGGTATTTCGCTCACATTGGGATAGGTGTAAGCGCTGGCTGCTGCTCCTGGATTTTCCATATCAATAGGATGATTGATTCGCACCACCAATTCACCTTCGGAATTGATATAGTAATACAAGTTGACATCATCCCATCTGTACTGTTCATATTTTAAATTGGTATAAATTTTATCGTGATTCACATCTCTACCATCAAAAAAATCCTGTCCTTCAGCCCATTCCTCATAGTTGGCAGATGCCAATCCTGGGTTGTTGATGGTCACACTGTCACCTAGTTCTGTTTGATCCACCTTGGCCAGATACAGTTCACCTGCATCAGTTCTACGCAGGCCATAGAAATATCTATCCTTGTGACTTTTAATGGTGTTGGCAATTGTTTGACCGATGTATTGCATATTATGTTATCTCCACATAGCTCATTACCACATCCACTGCTGCTGCTGTGTTGCTCTCCACAAACAGATCATATTCAGCTGGTATGATTAATTTTTCTCCGCTCACCACCACTCTCAATGATGATGCTGGTGATATCTGTGCGTTTTTTATGTAAAATGCTTGAGCACTGGTGTCGTCCTGCACAAACACACTGACAGTGATTATGCCTGCAGAAATATTGGCCAAACTGAGCCCAATCACAGTGGTTTCCACTCCCACAGGACCTTCATATATCTTCACAGGACTGGTGCCTACTGCACTGATAATCTTGTTTTTGAACGCTGTTGCCATGTGATTTGTGTCCTATTTCTGTGTGTATTTAACCGTTTGTGTCATATGTTTTATCCTAAAGTAAGTGCATATTCTATTGCAAATTGCTCTGCTTGTGTGAGTGTTACAGCACCGCCTGATCCTGCCACAGACACCCAGTTTGACCCGTCATAAATTTCCACATACAAATCATCTTGATTGTATCTCATCAATCCTATCACAGGAGCAGAGGGTTTCTGTGCAGACAATCCATAAGGTATACGCACTCCGCCTGCCTGACTCAAATCCACATAACCATCACCGGTGGTTTCAAATATGATGGGAGCATTTGTCACATAATTGGTAATGGTGTTGGTTTGAAAATTTAAATTTTCAATTCTGATGATGCCTGTGCCGTTGGCATTCAATATCAAATCTTGGTTAGTACCTGTGGTGGTCAATGTGTTGCCTGATATGGTGATGCTGTCCACTTGTAATGTGTTCACATCAAAACGAGTGCTGTTGACATCTGCCACCAAAGTGTTGTTGCTGTAAAATCTTATGGTGTTGTCATTGGCTCCAGGAGTTAATTCTGGAGTGATGTAGGTGTTGCGATCCAAATCATACACACCTTGCAGCACAGTCCAACTGCCATCATAACCTTCAAATAGATTGGAATCAGTGTTGTATCTGATCATGCCCGCAGTGGGTATGGCAGGTCTGGCAGCGTTACCACCTGCTGGCAATCTCACACTGCCTGTGCCTGTGAACACCGTGACACCTGTGGCCGGAGTAAAGGTCATATCACCAGTGGTATTGGTGATGGTGTTGTCGTTGATTCTAAAATTTTCTATCTCCACACTGCCTGTGCCAGCACCACTCAATTGTAGATTTGAATTGGTGGTCTGTGTGGTGATCAAATTGTTTTCAATTCTGATGTTGCCATCCACATTGATGGTGGAACTGTACACTGTGTTCCAATTTTTAGCTGCACTGCCCAAATTGTATGTGTTAGTGGTTTGTGGAATGATGTCGCTGGTAATAGCTGCCACAATGCTCAAAGTGTCAGTGGTTTGATCACCAATGGTAATATTTCCACCAATGCTGACATCTCCTGTGACATCCAAGTCGCCTGAGATGCTCACATTGTCCAATAGATTGATCTGTCCATTGTCTGCATCCAAATTCAATGCTCCTGTGGTACTTTCAATGGTGTTGCCGCTCAATTTCACATTGTCTTGTTGAATATAAGATCCATCAATGATAGTGGTATGTCCACCAGAAGTGAAAGTTAATGTGCTGCTGGAAGCAATGTTGGTGAAAGCAGAAGTGAACGTTACTGTACCGTCTGCTTGATTCACATAGAATAAATCTCCCACTCGGAAATCACCTTTGTGATCCACTGAACTGTAAAATATTCTTGCGTTGGATAATTCTATCACTTCGTTGACCTGTATGGCCGTGGATGGATCATTGTCCACTTCTTTGCCTAAACCAATGTAGGCAAAATTGTGTCCAATCAAATACATCAATACTCCTGCTCCAGAACCGTATGCTCCGTAATTGCCATAGATAGAAGCAGATGCTATGCTTCTCACTTCTGCGCCAAAGTCTGTGTAGTCCACATTAACAAAACTGGTGGCCACACCTCCGCCTGAAAAACTTATAAATTGTGCGCCTTCCACTGAGTCTTCCATAGTGGTAGCTGCATTAATACCGTTGAAATTCAACAACAGCACAGTGTTGGGAGTAGCAGTCAACTGAGTGGTGGGTGCTGTAAAATTACTGGTGTATATTGCTGCGCTTTTGACAATTCTTAAATCATCTAGATAGGCAGATAGCGTATTGGCGTACAAATAGTCAGCTCCCACAATCAAAGTGGATGTGCTGCCATAGTCGTTGGCGTCCACATAAGAACTGCCTTCCTGTGTGCCATTCACGAACAGTTTGGTGGTGCCACTGCTTTTGCTTACAGCCACATGATACCAAGTGTTGATGGCAATAGTAGTGGAGCCTGTGATTCTGTTAGCGGCAGCTGCGTAATATTTTATTACTCCACTATTAATATGGATCATTGGATTGTTGAGAGCCGATGCTGATCTCTGTTCGATGATCACTTGATTGCCCAAGCTGGTGATTCTTAACCAGAACTCAATGGTAAAATTTCCAGATGCATAGCCAAAGTCTGCCTGCGTGGCAATGCTCAAATAATCGCCTACACCATCCAATAATAAACTACTGCTGCCATATTTAATTTGAGCTGTGCTCAATTGTGCATTGCCATGAGATGTGACAGTTTTACCTGGACGGTCTGTGGCATTTTCAAATCCTACAACTTTGCCTGTGAGATAAATTTTTGTTCCATCCACTGTGGCAATGGTGCCTGTGCCCAAAACTGTAACATTGTCCACATCTTTGTAAGTGATGGTTTGACCAGCAATCACTGCAGGTCCTGATAAGCCATCCACTTTCAGCAGTGTTTTTCCAGTGCCTTTCAAACCAGACACACCATCCACTGCATACAAACTTCTATTGGCAAAATATGTGAATGAATTCAACCATTCCACTCTCACTCCATTGGTCATGGTGATGGCATCCACACCTGGAGTTATGAATGTGCAATTTTGAAACAAACAACTGGCTTCATTGCTGCCTGCTGTGGCCAAACTGCCATCCAAATAAGCTCCTTTGCCAGCATCACCAGTGTTGAATCCTCTGGGATCTGCGCCAGATGTCACAGAACCTGTGGTGATCACACTCACGTTTTTGATATAGGGTGAACGTGTGGTCACTGTGAATGATGCAGCATATCTAAAAGCATATCCTCTGTTTAATCCAGCATTGAAACGGAAATTGCCCACTGTTAAATCTTCAATAGTGGTTTCACCATTCAATATGAAAGCATTCTGGTCAATGGTGCCACCAGTGGGTTGAATAAACACTGATCGCAATGATTCGCCTTTGATAGTTACTCCCACAGGCACAGTGATGGGAAATGTTTCTGTGTAGGTGCCTGGATAAATGTGTATCAAATCTCCTGCAGTGGCCAATGTGATGGCTTGTTGAATGGTCAATACTGGATCATTTTGATGCGTGCCGGTGTTGGCATTGTCACCATTGGTGGCCACATATATGATGTTGCCAGGAGTTTGAGTTAGATCCAATCCACCCACTAGTATGTTGCCGCCCACTGTTAAGTTGTCCACAGTTAGGTCAGAAACAAACATTTCATTCCAACGTTTTGCACCAGTGCCTAAATCATAAGTGTCTGTGGTATTGGGTATAATATCGCTGTTGATGTCAGCATTGATGGTCACATTGTCAGTGTCCTGATTTCCCAATGTGATATTGCCATCTGCTGTGATGTTGCCCGTGGCATATATATTTCCAGTCACTTCCACATCACTGAGAATGTCCACAATACCTGTGCCATTTGCACTGATTTGTAGATCTGTGTTAGAAGTGGTTGTCTCAATGAGGTTGTTGGATATTTGAAAATCATCCACTATAATGGCATTGTTGTATAAAATTTTGTCAGGTGAAGCAATGGACAACACAGGATTGGTGGTGGTTATTGAAGTGCCAGTCAAGGTTAAATCGCTGATGTTGGCAGTGTTGGTGACTTCTAAATTTACAGTTCTGGTGGTTCCGTTTACATCTAAAGGATATTGAGGATTGGCAGTTTTTATACCGATCCTAGAATTTATTATATCAATATATAACAGATCAGTCTCAAAGGCAATATTCTGTTCGCCCACTGGTAGTGTGGAACGGATCAGGTTATCCTTCAAGAGCTGACCGGAAATTCGACCAACGGCCATGCTTTTCTCCTTTAAACGGGCATCCTTGTGCCACCAACCACCTTTTCATCTTTGGATAGATCAAAGCTCTTCGCGGGTTGAACCACGGTTTGTCCTGCAGAAATCTTGGTCAGATCTCAGCATTAAGTGTATTTATTGATTTTGGTGGATTTAGTTCTGTTATGCTAGAATTAAGTTGTAGATGACATCCAAGTCTTGAGCCACTTCAGTGGTCACTGTGACCAAGGTAGCTCCAGCAGCATCATTCCAAGTGCTGCCGCTGTAAACCTGCAGTTTTTGTGCTTGAGTGTTGTAGTATATTTCTCCAACCACTCCAGGATTTCTTTGAAGAGTATTACCAAATGGCACACGCACTGCTTTGTTGTTGGCACGAAATTCTACTTTTTGTTCTTTCTGTACACCAGTCATCTGAAACAGTATGTCACTGTTGGTGACTGTGTTGCGTATGGTGCCGTTGTTGAACACATAATTGCTGGTGTCAAACTGCACCACTCCTGTGCCGTTGGCAGTCATGCCTGCCACTGTGCCTGGTGTGGCAGATCCCACTGTGACTGTGTTGTCGTTCAAGGCAAATTGTGATTGACTGTGAAAACGATTCACGATCAAGTTACCTGCAGTGTCTATTCTTCCAGTGTTAACTCCATTGGCATAGAAATAAAATTGATCACTGTTGAGTTCAATTCTGGTGTCCTGATCTAAATCTTTCACACCTCCCAAAATCAAAGCAGCGCCATTGTAGCCTTCAAACTGTCCAGTGACAGAATTGTATCGCAGATCTGCATTCACATTGGGTCGCTGTGCTGCATTGCCTGTGGGCAACTGTATGGCTTTGCCGGTAAAATTTGTGGTTCTGCTGCTGTTGGCAATGTTGATGTTGCCCGAGGTGCTGTCCACCAATGTTTTGAATCTTAAATTGTCCACAACCACTCTGCCAGTGCCATTGGCTTGAATCACTAGATCTATGTTGCTCTGATTGGCCACCATGTAATTGTCTGAGATAGTGATATCTCCCACCACAAACTCACGGGTGTACACATTGTCCCAATTCAATGCTGTGAATGGTGAAACTGTGCCGTAAGTAACTACACCTATATTAGATATTGTTTGTGTTCCGCTGATATCTGTAAGGTATGCACCACTAGTAGCCACAGTTAACAATAACTTTGTATTTGCACTGGTTGTTAATGATGTTGTGGGAACTGAGATACTGGATGCAGTTGGATTGTAATAGTTTGAGCCTACAGCTAATTTTATCTGCGTCAAATATCCTGTAAAATAATAACCAGATCCTGCAACTGCTCCAATTAACCCGCTGGGTCCAGTGTAGTTTGTGGTATTTGATGTGGATCCAGTAGCTTTGACACCATCTAAAAATACTGACATATTGTTTGAACTGTCTCTTGTGACTGCAATGTGATGCCATGTGTTTATGGTTATGGGACTAACTGTGTATTGAGCAGCATCAACATAGGATCTATCAATTTGTATAGTGGTTACTGGATTAGTTCCGTCACCAAACAACCATATTGACATTGCTCCAGCAGACGTCGCTCCTAGCAGTGTCTGTAGTCCATTACTAGCTGTATAAAAGAAACATTCAAAGGTAAACGCTTGTGTGCCTATCGTTTGAGGAGCACTTAAAGAAAGATAATTACTACTAGAAAAAGTTAAACTACCACCACTTCCTTGACCTAGATTGTACACATTGTCCACAGCTGGTATGATATCACTGATGAATTCCATTTCAAAATCAATGGTATCAGTGACCTGATTACCTAGATTGATTAGACTGCCACCAATAGTAACGTCGCCTGATATTGCTAAATCATTATTGATATTGGTGTTGGTTAAAAAATTAATATTGTTGTCTGCTGCAGTGATGTTCACTTCATTGATATCACTTTTGATGGTGTTGCCTGATATGGTAAAGTTGGGCAACGTGATTTTGTCTGCGTCTATGAATGTTTGAGATCCAGGAGTGCCCACTGTGAGGCTGGAACCACTGAAAGCAAAACTGCCAGGAGCCAGATCAACAAATCCTGTATCAAAGTTTACTTCAAACACATCTCCCACTCTAAAATTGCCACTCTGATCTTGACTCTGATAATAGATCCTTCCAGAATTTAATTCCACAGTTTCCTGTGCCTGCACTACTAAACTTCTATCATTGGTCACATCTTTGCCAGAACCCACATAAGCCATGTTGTGATTGATCAGATACATCAGTGTTTGATCACCATCTGCAACTGCGCCATAATTTCCGTACACAGATGCACTGGCAATCACTCTCACTTCAGCACCAAATTTGCCTGCTGTAAAAACCCAGGTAGTTCCGCCAGTGGATGTATAGTATCCAGATTCAGCGCCTGTATCTACGCTAACAACAGTTACTACTCCAACATTTGAAACGTTAACAGTTACCGTTTTGCCGCCTGCTCCGGTTAGTACAATTCCGTTTTGTCCATAAAATGCTACAATACTGTCAAATCCATAAACAGAATTACCTATACTGGCAAATCCCAAAGAGCCGTTGGTGGCATACAAACTTCTGTTGGCAAAATAAGTGAATGAATCAATAAACTCCACCCTCACTCCGTTGGTCATGGTCACAGCATCCACACCAGGTGTGATAAACGTCACTGCATTGAACAACATGCTGGCTTGATTGCTGGCTGCATTCACCACACTGCCATCCACCAGTGCTCCTTTACCCGCATCACCTGCGTCAAATCCTCTAGGATCTGAACCTGATGTCACAGAACCTGCAGTGATCACAGTGACATTTTGTATGTAGGGGGATTTGGTGGTCACATTTATATTGTTGGCAAATCTAAAAGCATATCCTGGACTGTAAAAATTTCTAATGGTCAAATCACTCACTGTGGTGTTGTTGTTGAGTCTGAAAGCATCTTGACTTTGTGAACTGGTGTCTGGCATGATGCTCACTGTTCTGATTCCTGATCCTTTCACAGTGGTGTTGGCAGGAATGGTCAAAGGAAAAGTTTCTGTGTATTCACCTGGCATGATCATTATGAGATTGTTGCCACCTGCTGTTTGAGCAGCAGACAATGCTGTGGATAATGTGGCAAAAGCAAAATTAGGATGATCTCCAGGATTGGTGTCTACTCCATTAACACTCACATAGAATTTGTTTTCAATGCCCAAATTCACTGTGATACCTGCCAAACTCACATTGTCATCCACTAAAATATTATTAGCCACATCACCCTGTTTGCCTTCGTAATTTGCCCAACGTTTGCTGGGAGAACCACCTATGTTGAAACCTGTGCTGCTCTGTTGAGAAAAAATAGGCACTGGTGTCCCCAGTCCTCCCACAGCAGTCCATGTGGTGGCTTGCCAAGGAAAAGTGGTCACATCATCACTGCGATAGTATGCAGCAGGACCCACAGTGGTGTTCCAATATTTCCAAAATGTTCCGGTCCACTCCAAATATTCATTAAAATAGTTGTAACGATTTTTGCCATTCAGTGTGCCTATCACTGACAATGTTCTTGGCACAGCCCAAGTTTCAGGACAACTGCCTGATGTGATCACGGCTGCTGTGAGAGGTGTGGCAGAAACATTGGGTAAAATGTCTGAAGCAAGATCAGCACCAAAAGATAGATTGTCTTCATCACCAGTGCCTATCACAATGTTGCCATCTGCTGTGATATCTCCTGTGGCATGTATGTTGCCGGTCACTTCCACGCTGCTGTTGAACATCACAGAACCTGTGCCGTTGGCTTCCAGCTGCAGATCTGAATCAGTGGTATAGGTACCTAACACATTGCCATCGAAAAAAATATCGCCCACACGCAAATTCGGAGCTTCAATGGTGCCTGCAGATGTGATGGATATCACACCGCTCAATGCACTGATACCAGTGCTGTTGAATGTCATGTCGCCAAACACAGCTGAATTGGTGGCTATGATGTTGTTGGAATTTAATGTGCCATTGACCTGAAGAGGTCTGGTGGGTGAATCTGTTTTGACACCTATGCGAGACCCTGAATGGTTGATGTACAACAGATCTGTTTCAAAAGCCAGATCATCTGTGCGTTGTAGATTGCTTCTCAGCAAAGGGCCTGATATTCGTCCTACCGGATTAGGCATGCGTCTCCTTGTTGTGTGTAGTATTTATTTGCTGTGATAACAAATATTATTTGTCAAAGTTGTGCAACACAGTGACAGGTTTGCCTGCTGGCACTGGTGTGCCGAAATACATGTATAGATTGTTGCCCAATGTGGACACTTGCATGTATCCAGTTGCAGTGGTGAGTGCAAACACTGGGCCACCGTATGTGGCACTGATCTGCAAAGTGGTGCCTGATGCTATGTTAACAATGTAATAAGTTGTGCCATCCACTAGATTGCCAAATGCTGTGCCTGTGAAACTGATCTCCTGACCCACTGCCATGCTGGCTGTGGTTACAACTGTGATTAGATTGGTGCCAGTGGTGGTCGCAGATGCTATGGTGCTGCCTGAAGGTTGTCTACCATATCCCACTCCTGCACACCAGTTGCCTGTGATAGCAGAATCGCCCAAATTAAATGTGCTGCCGCCTGCAGTGGCACTGATGCTGATCTGATTGCCAGAAATAGTTTTTACAAAGTATATGGTGTCAGCAATGATATTGCCTGAAGCAGTATCAAATATAATCATGTTGTTCACTTCCAGACCAGCAGTGCTGTTGAGCACTATCACATCTGCTGTGCTGTCCTGTGTTTGGCTGAATGTGCCAGTCACTACAGATTGGTTCACCAAACCTTCAATAGTTTCTGTGGTGGCATAACCTGGATCATTTTCATTGATGAATGTTTCATTGATTTCTAAAAAAGTAGGAGCCACTGAAGCCACGGTGTAGTATCCGTTGTTGTTGGTGCTGCCAGACACAAAAATAGTCTGTCCCACATAAAAACCTGCGTCTGCAAAATCCACCACTGCTGCGTTGTTGCTGAATGCGGCAGATGTGCCTGGAGCAAATGCACCTGCACCTGACTTACCGGATGTGCTAATATCAGCAAAAAAACTTATTAGAGCACTGCTGTAATAGCAGGGATTTTGTATGAATATGTAGTTGGTGGTGGGAATCTGCAACACGTTCTCCACCATGGTCAACACCTGTGCTGGAGCACTGGGCACTGGTGACACTGGATCATTGGCATCCAATGGTCCGAACAGTTGTTCCACATTGTCGCCGTTGCCTAAGTTTTGCGAATAAATAGTTTTGGGTTCATCAGTTCTAAATTTTTTCCAACCTGGAGTTCCAAATGCAGGATTGGCTTCATATGCTTCAAAATTCTGAGTGGTGGTATTGTAGCGTATCATGCCTTCCACTGGTGAAGGTCTTGCACCTGTGCTGCCTTTGGGCAACAGCAATGCACTCACACTGTCTATGGTGGCTAATTCTTGCGCACTGAATTTGATGCCTCGGCCATTCAAAGAAGATTGATTGGTGGTTTGTTTTTTTAAATATCTCATTACACTATAATGTAACTCACCGTCACCAGTAAGTCACCATTAGTGCCACCGTTTTGTTGAAATGACAGTTTGTCGCCATCCTCTAAAATAATTTTTTCACTGTCCATAATAAAAGTGTCGCCAGCTTCCACTGTGGCAGTGTTAACAATTTTATTTTTGGTGTCGCTCACAGCTTCTGTATCTTTCACAGCATACAATGAAAAAGTACAACTGCCAGATCCTTTGTTGCACACCAGTATGGTGGTGAATGCCCAACTTTGGTTGGCAGGCACTGTGAATGCTATTGGTGATCCTGTGCTTAATTGTGCGTTGTCAATGGCCATATCTACTCCTAAAATATCATGCTAAAGAGCAAAGATCTATTTTTACTGATGATCTCGTCTCTGGTGTTAGTACTATTTACATAAAACAATCCAGTTTTGCCTGTGCTTTGAGCGCCAGTGTACAGTTTTAAACCAATTCCGTCATATGTGGGTGCAATTGCTGCTGATTTGATCAGCAGTGTGTCATCAATTCTTACTGATTGTGATCCTTGAGCCTGCAGTACTAAATCACCACCAGTGCCTGGTGCTGAAATGGTGCTTTCTTCAATTCTGATTTCTGCCAAGTTGATCTGATCTTGCAAGAAATCCACTTGATTGGCTAAAAAAGTATTGGTCAGCGTTCCATCAATTTCCACTGTGGCTTTGCTGATGGGATCTCCCAATGTGGTGTCATACACTCTGACTTCGGTGTCTCCTCGCTCAATGAATGTGGGTGCTAGTGTGGCAACAGCAGTGGCAATTTCATCATCCACATATTTTTTATTGGGAATGTGATTGTTTTGTGTAACAAATGTTTCATAGTTGACTTTGTATGCCAACACTGCTCCGCTGCCGCCTGGTTGTAGAGCAATTTCTCCACCAGAACTGATGCTGTTGGTTCTCAATCCTATGGGATCTGAATTTGCAAATTGTAAAACAAATGCTCCGTCTGCATTGGTTGCTGTGGCAGGATTGTATGGACTGAGTGATTCATCATACAAAAGTTCAGCGTCTGTTTGATTGCCTCGGTCAATTCTTATGCCTGCTGTGCCTAGAGTGACACCTGCACCAGCTTCTTGATCATTGATTATGATAATGTTATCTTTGACTACTAAATTTTCAGATTCTACTGTGGTGGCATCTCCTTCCACAACCAAATTGCCTGTGATTCTTACTGTGCCAACTTCCAAACCAGTGTCCAGTGTGATTTCGCCACCTGGCTGAACTTTGATGTTGTAATTGCCGTCTAAAACTCTCAAAAACTTTGACATATTTTTTTTTAATTTGGGGGGATTGCTCCCCCCAATGTGGTGGTATTATGATATTAGTGTTAAATTTATTCTGCCTTCTTCGCCTGTAGCTGAGTCATCATTCAGTACCCATTTATATCTGGCTCCTGCGTAGCTCGCTGCTGTGCGTTTGTTCAATTTGCTCAACACAATTGGTTGAGCTGGATCACCGTTTAAATGTCCGGTCAATCTCATTTCACCTGCTGCTGCTGGTACACCAGACACAAGTTTAGCTCTTGCTGTGACTGATCCTGATACTTCTTGTACTTTGTATCTTCTAGCACCTAATTGTTTTATGATAAACACATCTGATTGGTTTGTTCCACCTATGTAGGCTTCACATCTGATACCTTCTGCAGCGCCCACGTATGTTCCAAATACTTGCACTCCATTACGGTCTGATCTTACTGGTCTTCCCATTTGTTTTCTCCTGTTAACGTTCTATGTTATACGCGGTGGGTTAAACCGCATAAGTTCAACCATGTGTTGAACGCAAGTATTTATCTTTTGGACAGGGTAGCTAATAGCTCTAGTTTTGAAAATGTTTTCAGATGATTTTGAGCCTGCAACAACACTATTCTGGCCTGCTCTTTGAAGTGTTCTCGACGAGTTTGACGATACTGTATCAACAGATCCGCACGCTGGTTCATCAGTTTGTCAATGTGTTTTTTGATTCTTTGTATTTCATGTGCAAACATGGGGTGATGTCGGATCCATGTGTCCAGTTGTTTCCTCTGAGCTAGGTATGATTGCATCAATTCTTTTTCTGTTTGATCTGCCATGCAATTATTTAAGTGATTTTTGCAGCAGTCTTGCCCCATATGATATCATAAAATCTGCACCTGCTCTGATGAATACCCACATGCTTTCCTGCAACAATTTATCCTTCACTGTGCTGGATTGTATGGCCACCCATTCTCCTGAAGTTTGATACACTCCCACAGGTTTACCAGTGGCATCCATGATGGGCTTGATCAAATCAATGCTGCTCATGCCTGGTTTAACCATTAAAAAATCTGCACCTTGACTTGAATAATTGATAGAACTTTTCACAGCAGCATCACGATCCCGCACATCCAATTGATACCAACGTTCTGTGTTGGGCGTGCTGTCCACTGCCAATCTAAAAGGTGCATACAAAGCACTGCGAAACTTGGTGGAATAACTCATCACTGGTCGGTCAGTGATGGATTTTATAGTGGCCACTGTGAATGGTTGCATGTCACTGGGTGCCACACAATCCACACCTGCTGTGAGATATGCTTGTGCCAATTCACCCAAATGTTTTTGTGTTAACACAGCATCATCAGGCACACAGCAATGACCATCTGTTCTAACACCACACAAACAAACATCAGCAATCAAGTATATTTGATCACCAAATGTTGTTTTGATCTGTTGAGCTATGTGTTGATGTGACTGCCAATTGGGCTGATCTGATTTGTTTTTTGTGGTAACGAACAATAAAAAATTCTGTTGTCCCAAAGAAATATCTGTGCGAATTCTTTGCACAGCATCCGTCACACAATAGTTTTGATTGTGTTCTCCCAATCCTGAATCATAAGATTGGTGTGTGTCATTCACAAATATGGGTTGAATGAGTTTGATAGTATTTTTTAATTTTTTTTCAGAGCAGAACATGTT